AAACGGTAGTACCTACGATAATTTTCCACTCCGGTATCCATGTCATGAGACATAAACCCCAGAGTTTCTATTAGTGGACGTGCCTCTGTCTGTAGATTGATTGAATACGTTTTCTACAGCTCTTGCAATAGCCTCAGGATCGCCTATACCTGCCTCGATTTTAATATCTACGTAAGTAACAGAGCCTCCACCGTAGCCCATATCAGAGCCCGGAAAACCGCTAGAGGCATAAGCCCCAGCGCGGCCAGAGCCGCCGGTTACGCCACCCGTGCCGGGCACAATAGGTACAAAGCTGCCTTTAGCAAGGGCCTCGTTTATCTCGGTGGCTGTAGGGAAACCTTTAGGACTAGCATTTGGATCACTTAAAATAGGGTTAGCGTGAGATGCCATAGGACCCCCACCAAAGCCATTAATTCTACTTAGTAAAGCTAAAGCCTCAGTTAGGTTAGATATATTAATAAGATCCTTAGGGAGTATGCCCTTGAGGATTGTCTCTATTTCAGTAAGTTTAATTTTCTGATTAGTCAAAACGCCTAATACTTTGAGATCACCATTAAGTTTATTAGTGGCAGCGGTGATAGCTGCTACGTCTTGGCTAGCGATAGCCTTGTCAAGGTCGAGAATAGATTGCTTAACCTGTAAACGTGCAAGGTCATTAGTAATTTGTAGTAGCTGGGCTTGATTAGTTACCTTGCTTAATTGTTGCGTTTGATTTAACTCAGCTGCCTGTAACCCGATCTTTTCAAGGTCAAAAACCTCGTCTGCCTTACCTAAAGCTAGGTTAGCCTTATCGATGGCTGCCTTGAGTTGCTTAGCCTTAAGCTGCTTTAATTCCTCTGCCGTTAGTTTCTTGCTTGACTTAAGGGTTGCAGCTGTGTACTTGGCCTCTAGCTCGGCAAGATGCGCTAGCCCTGCGGCAGGATCATTAGCCGAGCCCTGATTTGCACCTTTTGCAAGGCTCCTTAAATATGGGATCATCGTAAACTTGAATAATTTATCTATGTCAAATATGGCACCTGCGCCTCCAAACGGCAGATTACCTACGCTTTTTATTTGAGCGATAAGGATGGCTAGGCCTTGGATGGACTCGGATATAGCTGTTGCAAATTCCTCCATGCCTGTAGCTAGATCGCTTACGCTGCTATCCTCGCTTAGAATTTTAAGAGCATTAATTAAACCCTCGCCAATAATCTCCTGAGCGTTAGCAGATGAGACGGCCAATTTATCCATGGAGCCTTGGAAAGTATTAGCAGAGGCGGTAGCTGATCCGGCAAAGGTTTTAGATAACTCGGCTGTGATCTCCTCAAATGATTTAGTTTTAAGATCGGCTTTAGATATGCCTACGCCCAATTTAGAAAGCGCTGCATTATTACCCAAAAATGCCTTACTCAGCGCGGATGAGGTACTAGCCAAATCTTTACCGGTCGAGGCACTAATATCTAGGGCAAGCTGTAATAACTTTTGTGCTTGGGCTGTATCCCGAGTGGCTACCGCTAGGGTCTGATAGGCCGGCCTCAAATTGTCATCGAGTACGCCAAATTCTTTTTGTAGCTTTTGTATATAGCCCTCAGAGGCAGCCGCATCACGGCCAAGGCCTACGTTTTTAAGAGCTAGGGCTAGTTGCTTTTGAGCCTTTTCATCGGCCGCCGCGGCTTTTACCGCTGCCTTTCCATATGCCAAAACCTGTTGTGCACCAAAAGCCACACCAAGAGTTTTAGCCAAGCTCTTTACGTTTTTAGTTAATTTATCTGTGGAGGTTTCGGCTTTCTTAAAAGCTCCCTTGCCGGTAAATTCGGCTGCAATATCAATAACTATATTAGACACGTTTACCCCTTTGCCGTTGCATTGAGTTTATTAGCGGCTGTCTCGATCGCTTTTAATACAGCTGCCTGAGTTTTGCCGCCGTCCTCTTGCCACGCTCTAAAGATTGCGCGGCCTTTCATCTTGCCGCTGGCTCGACCGGCTTGGCCCTCTTGTCTAACGTAAGCGTTTACGATCTCACCGTTTTTATTTAACGCATCAATAAACTGTGCGCCTGCATTAGGGTTATTAGACTTGGACTCGTTTTTATTACCTGAGCGGATATTCTTACCAAAGTTTTTATGACCCGGTACAGCTACTCGACTCATCTTTGCCTGTGGTCGGCCTTGAGGGTTTTTACGCCCAGCTGTCTCATAGATAGCACCGGCAGCGCTTTTATTAAATATGCGAGCAAGGGATCTAAAGCCATTGTTATTAGGCTTTGATGGTGTGGCTTTGTAACCGATACCTCTACGGGCCTCTGAGGCGCTGTAGGCAGGAAAGTAGCCATTACCTGAGCCCCAGCCGCTTAGCGGTGCAGATGCAGGTATAAAGCCTCTAGCCTTAATAGTGATGGGACGTAAGATCGCCGCTAACTCTTTTTGAGTTTCTTTAGCTAGATCGGGAGAAAATTGCCTCAAGGCTTTTCTAAGAGCGACCGCGCCTTTTACCTCTACTGGCATTTTCGACCTCCTTAGCCTCATCCTTAAGCCCTTGCACTAGTGCATCGAGCATATTTTTATCAAGATCCAAAAGCGCCTGCGGCGCGATCCCTAGCCTTATGCTTAATCTCGCAATTAAGTAAGTAAAAGGGAGATCGCGCTTTAGGCTAAAGGGTCGCTGTCCTCCACGGTTACGCTTTTAAGCGTATCTATGAAAGCCTCACCGTAAGGTTTTGGCGCTTCCCCTGCACGTTTTGTAATTTCCCAAGCTAAGTAGTAGACCATTGATTGCATCTCTTGCTCTCTAAACGCACGATGAAAACCGATCTTGTAAAATTGCTCAAAGGCATACTCAACGCTAGGCGTGATTTCTCCTACAAGCTCGGTCCCATCATTACGTACGATCTTTAATTTAGCCATTTTTGCCCCTTAGTTAGTTAGTTAGATTTACCATGTACCAGTAGTTGCTATAGCGGTTTTGGAGTTACAGGTAAATGTAAGATCCATCATGCCCTCATCAGCTACGGCGCCGTTAATTGGAGTTAGGTTATCGATCAAGATCGTACCGCTGTACAAAACGTTAGTAGCAGATACGGCAGCTGTGTAATCTTGGATAGCCTTAAAAGCCACGGTCGTACCGTATGCAGCTTGTAGCGTTGCCAAGATAGAGCCTGCCGCTGTGTCGTTGAGCAGCGTTACTGTAATCGTGTCAGCTGAGAGCCCAGTTACAAATTGATGAGCTGTGCTGCCCATTGCGGTGACTTCGATCTGGTCGCTTTGCTGTGTCAGCGTAAAATTTGTTACGTGATCTGTGAAATCTACAGGTGTTGAGCCGACCTTAAAGCCGACCTTATTATTTAGAAAAATTGCCACGATTTATTCCTCGTCTTTCTTGGCTGTTGGTTTAGGTGTTGGTTTTTGGATTTGACCTATCTTTATAAGAAAAGCCAGCTCCTCAGGTGTTAGGTCAGACATAATTTAACTCCAGCTCGTTAGTGTTGATATGGAAAAATCGGCCGTTAAAAGCGATCCACTTTGTACCTCTAGTACGGATGGAGCACTCATAGCGCCAACATTCATTTTTATACTTGAGGCGGCGAGCTTGTTAAATACAGCTACAGCCATAGTCTCAATACCGTTAAGGTTTCCCTCGTTGTCAAACATGGGCACCGTCATAATAATTTTTAGGTTTGCCATAGGCGAGATAGCCGCGTAAGTGTTATTACTCGGAGTTATGTAGTTATCTGCCGGTGCCACGATCACGCTATTAGCGATTATGGTAGCCGGTGGAAAACTAAAAGTATTCCAAACGTTAGGGTTATCAAGAGCGGCAGCTAGTGAGGCTCTTAGCGTAGTAATAGGAGCTGGCATTATCCGACCATCGTATTAGGGTTGGTGTAGCCGGCGATTAGGCCTCTAATCTTGCCGATCATGCTATTACCCATACGGTAAGGCGATGGGCTAAAACCGTCTATAGATACTCCGCCTGTCTGTGAGACTTGGCGAGCTTGAAAAATATCTACCGCCAAAATCATGGCGGCCTCTCTTACAGCTGGGGTAGTCGCATAAGTATTAGTTTTTAGATCAGCGCCAACGGCTGAGCCATAAGGCAAGATACGGAAAAAATTAACGTTAGCGGCTGTCTTAGAAAATTGGATAAAGCTGTAACCCTGTGGCCAATTCCAAGCGTATGTATTCCAAGAGATTGGAGGTAATACGTTTGTGCCGCCTGCGCTCCATGGGACGGTGCCGGTAACTGTGTAAGTACCGTTAAAAGTTGAGCCGCATCCACTCAAGGTTATGCTCTGACCTGTAGTAAAAATGGCAGGGTTAGCGATCATTACAGTCGCTACGTTATTTTGTAACGCTGCTCCCACTACCGGAGCTGAGTCAAACCATAAATATTGATTGAGTAAATCTTGAGCAGCTTGGCAGCACGTCTCTACGATGTCTGAGCTATATAAACTATCGATACCTAAATTGGCTCGTAGCTCGGCTTCGGTTACGTATGTCGCTGGCACTTATTTACTCCTTTACTTAATAGGGCCGGTAGGGCTCAAAGGGCTAAGAGCCCTACCGACTATTAGGGTTTTAGCTTATGCCTTTAGATATCTGACAATACCGTTAGGCATTTTGGCGATTGTTGCCATAAAACCGTAGATCGCGACCTGTACCTGCAAATTGCTTACTACGTTTACGCTCATGTAAGCCTGTGGGCTGCGATAAACGGTAAACGCTTCAGGTGCCAAAATTAACGCGGATGAGTCATCTACTGTTGTTTCAGTAAAGTTTTTATCTACGTATAGATCAAGGCCTAGCACGTTACCGCGGATGCTTTGAGGGCCTACCTGTCCGGCCGCGTTCATCGGCTGAATTGCATTATATATAGGCCTCTTTGTGGTATCGGTTGCGCCCATTAGTAGCTGCCATTGTGCGGCATTTCCTACGTAATTTTGTGCAAAATAACCTGTGTTTTTGTAAACGGCAGCAGCAGCTTGTGATGTAAATGCGATAACTCCATCGCTGTCAGCTGTAGTAGGTGTTGAGCCTGTGCTAGCTGTAAGTAAAGCATTTAATACAGCTGTGTCGATTGTAGTTAGATACGCATTTTGTAGCTGTTGAGTTAATTCAGCATAAAAATTTGGATCTGATCTTTCGAGGAGCTCAACGGATATGGTGCCCATGCCGCTGTACTTAGATACGGTGCCAGACAAATACGCGGTCTGCATATCTGTATTAGATACCGCGCCGTTTTCTGCCTCTACTGTAACTGTAGGTGCTACGCCTGTACCACCGCCGGCTGAGGTAACGAGTGCCGGGACTTGGATCGTCATGCCCTGTGAGGGTAATACCCCTTGAGAGCACGCATCAATGGCCGGGGTACCAAAACGAGTATTGGTTACAAATTCTTGTAGATACTGTGTTGGATTAAATGCAGGGTTTGTAGAAAAATCATCCGCTGCGGTTACGTAGAGCTTTGAGTCATCGTTGCCAAGAGCAGCTTTGATTTTGTGCTCTGTGTAAGTTGCCATTGAAACAATAGGCGTACGGACTCGCTGAGAGTCTAGTACAGATGGACGGATGATCTTACGAGCGGCCTCGACCTTTTCAGCCTCGACCGGTGTATCTACCGGAGTCTCCTCCGGTGTATTTTCTGGGGCTGTAGTCACAGCTTCCTCGCTTTCGGTTTCTGTTTCGATCTCTACGATAGTCGTAGAAATAGTGGTAGTTTTTTCTTTTGTGCTAGTTGCAGCTTCAATAGCAGCTCTCGCCGCCATAATCTCCTCGACACCTGCGCTTCTAAAGGCCGCGCTTTCGACAAGGCTAACCTCCTTGAGGACCGCAGCCGTGATGAGCAGGTAATCTCCCATCGGCTTAGAGGCCGTTACATCGACCCCTACGGATAAGCCAGACACTAGATTTTCCTGAGCTAGTACGAGCGCATCTTGTCCTCGAGTGCTACTCGAAAGCTTAAACGATCCGTATACGCCCTCTGTAGAGTCGCTTGAGCTAATCATGCGGCCCACTGGCTTATCTTGTTGGTGCTGCGATAGTAATTTTATTTTAGTTGGATCTGCAATAGAGATAGATCCTCGCTCAAATACGACTGGCCCAGCTGAGGTATGTCCGATCTCGCCGTATGGCGCAATAAGCCCCGATACGATCCGGCGCTCTGTATCTGCTGCCTGTATTTCCTGACTAAACGTTAGTAGCACTTGCATCTCCTAGCGGTGTTAGTTGCTCCATTTGTCGGGCTTGATTTACATCGATTAAATTAAGAGTTAGCATCTTTTCGATAATCTCTAAACGCTCTTTAGCATCAACACGTAAAAACGAGTCATCGACCGCAAAACGTACCTGATTTTGAGAATTTGTTATGTCATTCATAGATAAACGATCCTCAATAGCTGAGATATAAGGCTGTAGTGAATACGCCACAAATTCCTTACGACCGTCTAAAATATTTTGATATGTCATGCTGTTATTCATATCGGCAGAAATATAATAAGCCGGTACATTCATAGCGCGAGCGATCTCTGTTGCTAAATATTGAGATGCTTCGTTGTACATCATATCTTTAGGACTAAAGCCAATATTTTCTACGCTAAGAGTGCTAGTTAAATATGCTGTAGATCGTGATGCACGAGATGCTTTCCATGACGCTAGTAAACCTTGTACTTGAGACTCCGGTAAATCAGCGCCATTATTTTTTAATACTGTAGTAGCCATTGGAGTAGCTGCGCTAACGGCGGCGGCTCTTTGTATATCGTAAGCCGCTTTAATAGTGGTGCTTGCTGTTTGTAATACTCCTGGGATAAGAGATTGGAAAGTTACAAGCGATCCAATACCGCCCATAGGTACAAGATCACCATCGACAAAATAATCCTTAACCTCTGTACCGTATTGGTTAGTAGTGTAAGTAACGCGATTATTTGCTACCCACTCAAAGCCGCTTGGCCGTCCATCATCAGCGTATAAACTTGTAACTCTCCAATAAGCAACCGAGTAAAAAATTAAACTATCGACCGTTGCCGCGATTGTAACGCTGCGCGGCTGACGTATATCAGGTTGCTCTAACCAAATAGGCGAGCCTAATTTTTCTCCTGTTGATTTTTTATAAAGTGATAAATCGATCGATGAGATAACTCCGGCTATTAAGTTTCTACAGCGACTAACGCTCGCGACCTGCAAAGCAAAATTACGATCGATACCTACGCCGTTATATCCATAAGCGGAGTTAGTGTTAAACGATCCATAGCCGTAAGTAGTATCCATTACGGCAGGTGCATATTGAGCCTCGATAGTCGGCTTTTCGGCTGACTTAAACCCTAGAGTTTGGAGTATTCCCATGAGAGGGATTTTCTCAAATTGTCAAGGATAAAATCAGGTAATAGGCGGCGTGTCTCTATACGTAAACTTTAGCCTCGCCCATGGGCTGAGTGAGTATATGGACGATAAAGGATAAATTTATAGCTATATCTACCGGGCCGGCTGATTTTCTACGGATGATACGCCACGAGGCATCGCTTTCTTTAGCTGCACAATTAGCCATATGGCTAACGAGCTGATCTTGCCCCGAGTGGACGATACGTTTATTAGCCAGCGCCTCATAGAGATCACCTGAGGCCTGATACCCTTTTTGCCCTGATATGTCGGTGATCTGTATGCCATTAGACTCGAGGCGTTTGGCTATGGAGGCGGTCGTATATTTGTCGTAGGCCACTTGGCGCGGATAATAAATCTTGGCCCATTTGGCTATTGCATTAGCTACAAATAACTCATCGATAGACACGTCCGAATGAAAGATTTCAAGGACCGCTACGCCTATGCGGCCGTCCTCGAGGACTTGGCCCATACATAACGAGCCGTCTCTGCGGCTAGGGCTAACGTCAAACGCAAATATGGTAAGAGGTCCTACCGACAATTTTAGATCCTTGTCAGCTGCATCCTCGACCGCCATATGGGGCCACGGTGACGAGGTACTACTTATCCACTGGCAAAGTAACTCGGTTTTTGTGGTTTCAATCGGCTGAGTAGCTACGGCCTCCTCTAAAGCCGACTCGGTTACGGTATATCCAAGAGCTGGGTTAGCCATGGCCCACGCATTACGATCTGTTATCTTGGCAAATTGAGGCGCTGAATACTCATAAAACCCAAATGATTTAGGTGGAAAACTAAGGGCTCTTTCCCGGAGATCATTAAGCACCGTACTAAACGAGTCACCGGCATTACTCGTTAGCAGAGTTTGAGCGTTTAATTTTGCGCGAGTGGTCGGGGTAGCCGCGCGAAAACCCTCCTCTGAAATTTCGCGTACCTCATCGATATATAGATACGAGGCGGACCGGCCGCGGCTTCCGTCTCTAGTAGCTGCGACTACATCGAGCCTATTTCCATTTTTTAATTCTATGGACTCGGTGCCGTTAGCATGGCGTATCTGCTTTACCTGTTTACGCATCCAATCGTTACTTTCAATCGCCCCGACTACCTGCCTAAAGGTGTCCAAGGCCATCGATCTATTGGAGCTCATCATCAGCACGTTAGGGCTATCGAATAAAAACATATGCCCGAGCATCATCATCCGAGCAAGGTGAGTTTTACCCTGTTGCCGGGCTACTAAAATAAGATTTGTTTTGCGGATAAACATATTATCTTTGTCCACCATACACATATCGTCTATGACGAATTTTTGCCAAGGTAATAGCGGCATCTCTATAGAGTCTGCTAGCTGCGAGATCTCGATACCCCGAGATTTGCCCTTGAGTAGTGGCGAGTGTAGGCGAGGCTTGGTAGCCCCCGTAAGAGGTTTTTTCTTTCGAGGCATATCCCTATCAATCCTGACTGTTTTGGCCCTCACACGGGCCTGTAGGGACCGTACTGGTCGTTTTTGGGGAGGCATAGGTTGAAAAGGCAGGGGGGGTAGACTGTTTGGCTAAAAAAACGGCTTGAGAGCGCGATCCTTTAGCGCTATTGCAGCGCTTACAGCAAGCGATCATATTCTCCAAGCTAATCGGATCTCCTCCGGCCTTGATGCTTACGATATGGTCCACTGTATTTGCATCCTGCCCACAGTAAACACAGGTGTACCCGTCCCTAGCTAATACGATGAGCCTTTGAGCCTTGTACTTACGTGTAAGTCTCGGGTCCCTTGTCCCGTGCACCATCTTAGTAATGACCAGTCTTTAGATGGTAAGCATATGCCTTACATGGAGTCTTATATCTATGGACCACATACTTATACCCAAGATCCATCTGTACATAGGGGTTAGTCTCTTTAAGCTTTAATAGTTGTGGAATACCAAAGGCTGAGGATTTAGGGTTTTTGGCATAAGGATCCCATAAACGGTTTTCTCTAGTCCATAGCTTCTCTATACATATAAACTCTTTATAATTCATTACTTTTAAGTGTATATATATTTTATATTTATCTATCTCATTTATATTATTAGATGCATATAAAGGCGCATTTACTAATACAGAGTGTAGCACGACCATCCAAATACATATCAAATTACGCGGGCTTTTGAGCGTGTCCCACAGGCTTTTCACACCTGTGTATAACTCTTGTGGATAACTATTTAACATATTTATATTCCTAAATCTAGCTTGTATGGTAAATCTGCTATGGCATCTGCTACGGCCCCTGAGCCGTTAAATAGATCCGTAACCTCATCGCCAGCTTGATAGCCCATTACATCTAGTACCCACTCGGTCCAAGCGGCAGGCTTAGCGCCTATAAATCCATTTTGTGGAGGATTAACTATTAGATGATCTTTTGTAGATTTGCCTTTGCCATGACCTCTACGCTCTTTTGGTATTTTTACGATTACAGGCTCCCACGTAGTAGCTATGCGGCTGCCACTAGGTACGGCTATAGGTTTTACCCAAGATAAAACTCTTATGCCGTTACGAGAGTCTGTATCGATTACGCTTAGATAAGTGCTCAAACTGTGCACGGTTAAAGCTATGGCGTATCCATCGTAATTTTTCTCCAAATTTTTTACTAGATCTACATGAGTTTCTGGTAGATCCCATAGATACGCCTCGGGGTGCTCGTCTGCTTTACCAGCTCCGTAACCCTCGCCACATCCCTCTTTACCGTACCATCTAGCAGCTCGTCCTAAGTATGGAGGATCAGCTATACATAATTTCATTGATGCCCCCATCCCTTACCCTTAAACGATATGCCCGGCGCGTGATATACCTGTCTCATATGCGTACCACAGCAAATAGGCGCTGCAGCTGAGGTGATCGGCTGCTCTAGCTCATAACGGATATTGCACAATAAGCACTCATACTCATACATCGGCATTTTTTAGCATCTCCCACTCATTTGCACATTCAGGGCCACACGTAATTGGCACTGGATTGGAATATCTACGGTGTTTTATATGGATCCTTTCCATAAGCAAAACATCCTCTATAGAAACAAAGTGCCAGCCTCTTACACAATCAATGCAAAAGAGGTGGTAATAACGTAACTTTATTTTTTTAAGTGGCACGGATATAACCTGCCTTACTTATCTCGTAAGCTAGTGCAGCCGGATCTATTTCCGACTGTTTATTTATATACGACTCAATAAGCAATATCAGCTGATAATTGCAGGTTTTCGGATCGTGAAACATTCCACAATAAACACAGCCTGGCCTAATTACTGTCATTTACATCCTCCAACATTACGATCCCCATAACACCGCATTTAACGCATTGGAGCGCTTTAACGTATGGAGGTAGGTTATCTGTCACTACTCGCTCTATATGCTCGGTTACTTTGGCACATAACCGGCATTTAGTTTTATATGCCATATTGTGACCTCTTTAGATATTGCATCTCAAAGAGATTAGATCGAGGTACCCAATAGTTATCTTGGTAAGGATGCTTATATTTAGGCACCTTGGCCATGTGCACTGGCATCCATCCTAGGAGGATATAGACCGGGCTCCATCCGGTAACTAACACAGCTACATCATTAGGACGGCCCGGGCCTCGGTTTTGTAGGATTAAGTGGCCGTTAGCGTGTTTAGTCCATTTGACCTCTATATTTTCGCCTACGTCTGCCTCCTCGTGGGCATTGTGTATTTTTGGCACAAAAGCGTAATCGCCAAAATAGTTAGCCACAGCCGTTTCAGCTGAGGCACCCTCGGCCTCTTGCCAAACTAGCTCGTGCCAGTTTTTATACACTTGGCCAAAATTACTAGCATCGCTTGTATTGGCATTTCGCACGATTGTGCGCTCTAGTCCTACCCGATGAGCTGTTACCTCTTGAGATCGATCGAGTATTACCTTGGCTACTTGCGACATTCTGCACACAGCCACAATACGACCTCGCCGGTGTAATCTCTTACAGACCAGCCGCCAAGAGGACTAACGTACTTTTCGCACTCATCGCATAAAATCACTTTGAGTATAGTTACATCGCCGTTATTGTGGATCGTTGTAGATAAACCATCTTTAATGAAAGTTAGCTCTCCCATGGCTATACCTGAGGTTTCCATTTGCCATCAGATCCGAGCACGTGCCAGTACGGTTGGCATTGATTAGCGCGTAACTTTTCGGTGCACTTGTAAGCGGCCCATGGCTTACCGGTAGTTTTGGCTGTCCCCTCGGCCCAAACCATTGTCCCATGCGGACAACGTGGAGGCTCAGCTACTAACTCTCCTCCCAGCTGCGTACCGATCTCAAGAATAGCCGTAGCCATTGTGGACATATCCTCTATTGATGCTTTCTTACTCCATGGATCAGAGTCGGCCGGTAAAGTCTCTACCTTTTCCATATCCTGCACGGTAGGCCGCGAGTTATGCTCAAGGCTTGGAGTTAATAGACCGATCACGCGACCGTAAGCGCTTGTAATCGTGTCCTCGATAAACCATTTTTTCATATTGTTTGGATAGGTTGAGACGTTACCAAATGCGTAATCTACGGCGCTTGGCACGTTGTCCTCGTACTCACGATAGGCCTCAGCCTTTACTAAAATTGTGCCTTTGATGATATCGATATCCTCAATATAAGCGACTAAACGACCACTTGGAAATTCTGATCTAAATCGCTTAATGCGAGCGTTTACGTCCTCGTAATTATCTAAAAACCCCATCAGATTAACTCGCTCTCTTTAAGAGCTTTAGCGATGGCGCGGCCTCTAATAAAGCCCTCGCCGTGGCCATGCTTAAAACCTATGGAGTAACCAACTGTCATAAACAAAAACCCTAGAGCACAAGCTCCAAGGCTTACTAATATATCTGCACTATTCATCTTTCGCCCTTTGTTAAGGCCGATCAAGCTACTAACCGAGTAGCCCTCTCAGCGTTTGTAGTATCAGTATGAGGGCTTTTTGTCAGAAATGAAAGCCTATAGCCTCTTGGCGTGTCGCTACTTGGCTAGCCTGTCCTCGAGCAAGAGCTCGTAAATACGATCTACTCGTACCTCGATACGCTCTACGCGCCCGGCTAAATTATGGCCGCCGTTACCATCTGGCTTTAGCTCTGATAAATAATAGATAACCAATTTACGGATGAGCCCAGCCCATAACCCCAAAATAGTAAATACCCCCAAGGTAATACCAATTACAAGCTGGGCTCTTTCCATTACTTAGTTACGCCAAACTGTCCCTCGGACGGTTGCACGGCCTTAAGTAGTGGCCCGATTAGCCCAGCGATAAACGCATTGGCTAATACTTTTGGATCGGTAATACCGCTCATATAGAGAGCTGCCGCACACGCTACAGCTGATCTAAGATAGGACTTACCGGCCGCTATCGCTTGCTCTTTCATTGTTTTGCTCCTAAGTGCCCTTTAGGATTTGTCTTACTATAAACCTAAACTAGAGATTAAAGCCTTAGCCTTTACCGCTGATACCTCTACCTCAAAGTGCATATCGTCTGGCCGTGTCTTAAAATCGCCACCCCACTTGAGGCCGTATTTTTTAGCGAGCGCCCGGATCATAGGTATTTTTTCAGCTGGGAAAGTGCCAGCCTTGCCTAGTGGATGCTTTGTAGCATTGAGATCAATAGCCGTCCCGGATGAGTGACACGATAATTTTGTGGGATTACCTCTAACCATCCTGTAGGCGTAGCCCCAATCGTCAAAAGTGCCCTCATCTATTGGCTCGATCAACTCGTGAAACTCAGCGGCAAAAGCGGCCAAGAGTGGGCCCACACTCTCGGCACACCTTAGTTTACGATCCGTACCCTTTACCGGGTAGGACTTTATTTTTATCTCTGCCGGATCTTTAGAGGCCGGATAGCCATTGTAGCTTGTTTCCATTACAGGCCAAGAGCTGCCTTTAGATCATCTACCGATAATCCTACGCTAGCCAATTTTTGCTTGATAGTAATCTCTTGCTTAGGGGTTGGATTAATCCATTTATCGTCTGCCTTATGAGCATTGACAAAACCCTCTAAAACACTTTGATCTACAGATGAGTTAATAATCGTCTCGCCTGTTGGCTCAGAGATTATATTCATATCGATCCCGGACTCATGCCCTAATTGATCGATATTAATTTTTTTAGTCGTAGTTACTTGGCTCATTAGGCTACCTTTATTCCATAGATATAAGACCCGGCTTTAACTGTTGTAGCGGTACCGCTGCTCGTGTTTTGTGCCCACCTAAATTGCAGATTGCCAGCTGTACCACCATTAAGAATAGATCCAAAATATAACTGGTTTCTTTCATTAGCATCGACAAATGCGCCAAATGTAACACCACCGGTAGCGACCGTACCTAAAGCCGTAGTGCCATCGCCTGTTGCGTAATAAGTGGATGGGCTAAATGCAATACTCGAGCCACTTGGCCCAGTTACAGTTAATTTAATATCCGGCGTACCATCGGCTGCATAAACCCATAAAAAGATATTAAACAAATAAGTCGCGTTGGCCTCTACGGCAAATAGTAATTGTGAGTCATCGACTAAAGTAGTGCTACTTGTAACCGATTGATTTGATGATTTTCTTACGCTTTTAATTGTCGCTCCAGCACTTGGAGTTGCCCACGCTAGACCTGTGGCAGCTGTTGAGTCAGCTGTTAAAACCGTCCCATTAGCACCGACCGCTAAACGTGCAAAAGTATCGGCACCTGTGCCCGGTACTAGATCTCCTTTAGCATCAATAGCCGTAGCCATTGAGTTAGTAACGGTAACATCTCCAGACGTACCGCCGCCCGAGATACCTGTACCGGCTGTAACGCCTGTAATATCTCCGGCTGCATCTGTTACCCAAACAAAATCCATATCGGTATTAGAGTTTTTGCTTAATACCTGTCCTGTAGTGCCGCCTTTAAGATCGAGCAAAGAGGCATCGATCGAGTCACCTAGTGCCTCGATAGCCGTAGCTCCATCTTTAACTAGGTCGGTCGATGTAGGGACCGGCCATCCAAAATTAGGGGTAGTAGTTGCCATTACGTTAAACCTCCGATTGCATTTTCCCATTCAAGTGTAGCGTTTACACCTGTCCAAATCAGGCTAGGCGGTGTGATCGTGTCCCATTGTGGCGCGACTAGAGAGAAATCTGTAGGGCTTAGGGTAAGGGTCATATCGACATAAGCCGGCGTAGCTCTAATAGCAAAGCCCTCTACAAAGCCGTTAAAAGATCCATTAAACATGCTAATCGGCAGATCGTTGATAATCATAGGCTGACCAAAAAATACGTCTATGAGTTTATTACGCTCGGAATCCGGTAAAGCGGTGCTATCTAGTCTAAAGGTAAGGTTTTGTAGTTGCTCTCTAGGGATAGCGCGTAGGCCAAGCTCTCGAGTCATTACGGTATTTACATCGGCCAAATCGTGCAGGTTAGAGGTAACGTTACGCTGGTACCTGCCGTAATTGGCTACCGAATCTGTATCTACAGCCGTAGCGCTATTATTGTAATTATTACCATAATTAAATACTAGGGAGTTACGGATCTTGCCTATTTGTAAAATCGTTTTAATACTCGAGGGAGTAGCGTAATTGGCCGAGATAGTTGTATAGCCGTTAGTGGATAAATAGGTAGTCCGGTGATCTGCATCGGCATAACACACTCGCCCGGCTTTGTCCTCGTATAGCTGCCCGAGAGCGCTTTGTGCAATTTGAGCGCATAGGTTGTAGCTACTAAAAGGCTCGGCAGCTCTTGATATCATCTCGTATAGTCCAGGCTGATCTATCTCGCCAAGCCCTACGTTTTCAGCATTGGCCCACGTTGTCGTAGGGTTGTAGTTAAACCATTGTAAAGCTGGGGCTACCTCAAACCAAGAATTAATAAGTAGCTCGTTAAGTATGTCGTATATCTGATTACCGTCCTCGGTTTTAGCCAAGGCATCCGGAAAGAGAGCCTTAGTCAATTTAGCCAAGGATCCTACGGCCAATATATTACCGATTGTTATAAACCCTGCCTCCTCGGGAGAGCGTACAGATATACCAAAATCTGAAACCTCGCCGCCAAATACAGGTACGTAAGTGCCTGAGCTGTTTTTTAACTCGAGGGTTAAACTATCGGTAACGTCAATATCAAAAGGTAAGTTATTAGTATTAACGATCTCTAAACGCGCATATCCGGCGTTGCATTGTAGATCTATATCATCTCGGCCTGTTGCCATAGATACGCTCAATACGTTGTCGTAAACGGTAGTACCTACGATAATTTTCCACTCCGGTATCCATGTCATGAGACATAAACCCCAGAGTTTCTATTAGTGGACGTGCCTCTGTCTGTAGATTGATTGAATACGTTTTCTACAGCTCTTGCTAT